ATGTGTCCAGTTTGCACAACTAGCCAGTAGGAAAACCGAAGTCACCAATAGGGATCGTAATAACGGTTGTTTCACCTGTAGTCTCATTAAATATGGTCATTGTAATATTTATTCCATCTGATGTCCAAGTAATCAGATTATCGAATAATGTAAATGAACCATTCTCTGCAGGGTTCTCTCCAAATAGTTGGTCTACTAATTGACGAGACAACTGCGCATATACTCTACTCTCAAAGTTTTTAATAAATCTTGCTAAAGTAGTATTCTCAGCATCTCTTTCGAGTTGCTCTTTCATAGCTTTTATTTCTGCTTCGATTGCTTCTTTTCTGGACATCTCTTGAGAGTCAATTGTTAAGTAGTGACTTGAAGTACCAACTCCACTAAAAGACGGGTTTTTAAAACCAAATTTTATTTCATCTGCCTGTACCTCTGAAGCTACAAATATTAAGCACATAAAAGTTAATGCTCCTGCCATAGCTTCTGCTGATACTTTATTGCTTCTTTTTCTTTCTATCATTTTCTTTTAATTGTAAAACTGTATCCAGTTTCTTTTGCAAGCGAATCATATCATTGTCTAACATTCTTATTTGGTCAATTAACGATAAGATTGTCATCTTCATTTCTTCGATTGCAGGGTCTATCTTTTCTGTTATTGTAGTCCAGACAAAGTATACGAAGTAACCTAATCCAACCATTGCAACAACTGGAAATCCAAATTGTTGTATAGCATCAATCACGTCTTGCATCGATACTCCCTGACTCTACAAAATTCTCTGCTCTTGCTATTTTATCTAGATCTGGTGTGAGTCCAAGAGCAGAACTTACACTCATATCTATTTTAATCATATCATTGTTCATCACTTTGATACGAGTAATCAACATCTTAGAAATACCTCTAACTTCTTCAGTATCTCCAACAACGTCGTCCATAATCTTTCTTATAATTAAAAATATAAAACCTCCCATAAACAGTGCTGCTGCTATGGGTGCTCCTACTTGTGCTATTAAATCAAATATTTCCATTATACCTCTATTGCGAATATTTTATCTTCGTTTACTTTTTCTAAGTCAAAATTTATTGAGACTCCGCAGCCACAACTGGCTGTTTCTTTTGGATTGATAAATTTAAATACTTCGTTCAATCCTTCTTTCTGATAGTCTAGTGTCATACCTACTAAGTATGGAATTGAAATTTTATTTATGATAACTGCAAACTTTCCGTAATCTAGCCTTACATCTTCATCACTAACGCTATCGTTACAGCTATCGAATATATACTCAAAACCAGCACAGCCGCCACCAGTGATGCCAAGACGTATAGCGTCGAATTGTTCTTTTTCTTGTTTCTCCAAAATCTTGGCGATCGCTTCATTAGTAATCTCTATCATCATTAAAATGTTTTACATCTTCTATATCTGGCATATTATCTCCGTACAACTCTCGACATTGTTCTTCGAAGTCGGAATCCCAGTATTTGTCTGATTTCTTTTTGTTCTTGTGTATTTGAGTAGCCCCGTGTTTAGGAGTTACTTTTCGACCAAATATTTTATCGTAATTATCTCTAAATTGTTTTTCGTTTGTTGGTCGTCTTTTACTTCCTTTGCTCATGCTTTGTCTCCCAGTCTTCAATAGCCTTCTTTATGCTATCTTCTGCTAAAACTGAACAATGTAATTTTATTGGAGGCAAGTCTAGTGCTTTTGCTATATCTCTATCTCTAATTTGTTTTGCTTCTTCTACTGTTAATCCTTTTAACATTTCTACAAACATTGTTGAAGACGCAATTGCTGAGCCACAACCATAAGTTTTAAACTTCACATCTATTATTCTATCTGTTTCAGGATCTAACTTTAGTTGTAATCGCATAACATCTCCACAAGCTGGTGCACCTGTCATTCCAGTAGCTACATTAGGGTCTGCGGGGTCAAATCGACCTACACTAAATTGTTTTGGACTATTTAGTACATCATAGAATCTTTTTGTAACTTCTTTAGAATATGCCATAATTAATCCTTAAGTAACTTCTTCATCAACTCGCCATAGTTGCCTTGTCCAAATGGAACTTCTGCATTTACTTGAATATTATTCTGAGTTTTAATACTAGAAGCTTTGGCTTTCTCAAGTTCTGCTTGAGCCTTGATTTCGTCCATTCTCATTTTATGTGCCATTTGTAGTAAGTCAGCTAAGTCTTTATTTGAGTATATTTCTGACTCCTCTGCTTCTTCCATCTTTCTATCAATTAAGTCATCTAGTGCTGAAGCTAGTTTAAAACGGTTGCGATAACCAGTATCTAAATATACCTGGTCAATATAACCCTTCACTTCTCTTTTAGCTAAAACTTCAGAGCACTCGCTTTCATCAATAGCCAATCGTGCACATACTGCTGGGATGTTTCCCAGTTCTAAATACGCGTTGGCTACCTCCAGTCCTTCTGGACTAATTCTTGTAGATATTTCATTCTTCATTATTGAATTATACCAAAATTTTAATCTAAAGTCAAGAGTTATTTTTAAGAGCATCATTATGATGCAATTCGTCGCGTTATTTAATGATTTTCAAAATTTTCAAAAGTTGTACGTGTAGGGGTGTGCGCGGTCGCGTGGCTAGGCAGGTCTGCTAACTGCTACCCCCTAGCACACTTTTAGGATTGTGTCAATAGATTTAAAATTTTATCTGCATTTAATAACGCTAGAATAATCGTTATTAATAAGATGGTATCCATAATGACGGAATAAGAAATATATAATTTTTTCCCTAATTCAGAAATTAACCTTTTCTCAATGATAACAAAAGGGATATTTTCAGCTTTTAATTTTTTAATTGCTTTTCTAAAATTCCTTTTGCTATCTGGTGAATTATCCCATTCTGTTAAAATTAATTTTTTCTTTTCAAAAATTTTAAACATTTCAGCTTTTTTATTCATACATATAATTATAAATACTTTTCGCGAAACTGCAAGGAATTTCGCGAAAAAATTTTATTTAAAATCCGCTTGACTTTTGGGCGAAAATATGCTAGGGATTATGGCTAATTCTTTTAACACGAAACGCGAAAAAAATCAAGGATTTTTAAAATATTTTTATTAAATTATTTTCGCGAAAATGTTTGACTTTCGCGAAACTATAACCGATAATATATACATATTAAGGAAAACGGGATTTCAAAAAAATTGCTCCCTAGACGGCAAACCCAAAAAAGGTTCTAGGTATCGGAGAGAAAAGCCACTTTTCAAGACCGAGCCGAAAGCAAACAAAACAACACTTAATAGAAAAACTAATATTAACTTTTTTAAACGAGGTAAAATTTTATTATGGAAAATAATACTAAAACTAAAAAAACAAAATCTTTATCTAAAGATGATGTTGTTAAACTTGTATATAAAGCCGATAAGGATTTTATAGGAACTGATATTGATAGAGTTAGGATTAAGACTTTAAAACTACTTTTGGAAAAATTTTCTAAATTAGAGAAATCGTCTTAATGTATGCTATCATGGAGTTATGCTTATGAAATTTTTTGATAAACTTTACATTTTGGAAATGCCCTATAAAAAGGGTAAAGACAAGAAGATAGCCAAAATTGGCGAAACTACTGTTGAAAAAATGGAAAAGAGAATTGCTGGTTTTGGTTTTTCCTCTAGGTTTAAAGGTAGAGAAAAAGAGATAACTGTTGTTAAAACTTTTGAAACTCTACTTGCTAAAGCGTTAGAGCCAATAGTTAAAAGGGAACTTTTAAAAAGAGGTTATAAACGAATTATGGATAAGAACTTAGGGCGAGGATATACAGAATGGTATGACTGCACAGGACAACAACTGTTATCGTGTGTATTGTATGCTTTTAACTTTCTATACAATAAGGATAGAATTTTAAGGGAGAAAATAAATAATGAAATGGAAAAATAGAAATGAGGGCGAGAAATCGCCCTTTTCTAAAATGGTCGTTTTTGATTATGATGATACACTTTATGAGAGCGTTGGCACATTCGAGAGCGACCATGACCTAAACAAATTCATTAAGGATAACAGTTTTTGGAATAACCTTTTTACAAAGGCACTTCCTTTAGCTACATCAGTTAATGAATTTTACAAAGACGGAGAAACGCTTGTTGTAATTCAAACAGCAAGAGCCGAAAGGTGGTGGTTTCCTCTCTTACTTTTTATCAAAGGTATTAAATACCATTATGTGATACAAAGACCGAGAGCAAATTATTCCCATTCAGCAAATTTAAAAAAATCTCAAATGGTTGATTTCTTAATGAAAAATCCGAGATATAAAAATTGTTTTAAAGTTTTTGTTGATGACTATAAACCAAATCGAGACCAATTAGAAACAGTAGGTTTCTCGGTTTACAATGCCAATTATTATAATGGTAAGGAGTAAAATAAATATGGGATATATCTTTAAAGACGAAAAAGATTTAACCCTAAGTCAAAAAAGAAATCGCCGAAATCTTCGCAGGTGGTGGCGATCTTTTAAAAAAGAGGGGGAGTTAATGCTCCCCTTTTTACTTGGGATTTTATTACTAGGTCTTATTGTGTTAAATTTTTTATGGAGCATATAAGAAATGGAAATAAATAAAATGGAAACTAAGCAATTAATTCAATTACTTAGTAAATTAACCACACTTCGAAAAATGAGTGATTTTGATAGAGAGATGTATAAACACTATTCTAATAAAATTAATTATGTTAAGAGGTGTATAAAGTTAAATGCTTGGAGGAGCATAGAGAGAAATGGATAATTATATAACTGTTGAACTCAATGGAGGTAGTCGCTACCTTGAAAATGTTGAACTTACTGAGGGCGAGGTATTAGCTTTAAACTGTAAGGGAAATGGTGCTTTCACAAATAAAATTTGGGATATTGTTTGTGAGAGAATAGAAAAAAGAGAGGGCATGAAAATCAAAGGATTTTTTAACCTAATCTCAATAACCTGTAATGGCAAAACGAAACCATTACATTAAAAAACTTGGGGGAAAGGGTAAACCTAACCCCCAAAATAAATGCAAAAATTATCCCAAACAACTTGCATTTAACTTTAAATTGAGTATAATGTTCAATAATGAAATCGAGAGGAAAGCGTTTCTCTCATGGAGTAAATCCCTCTACAATGAAAATTGTTGGGAACGTAGGAAGTTTAACGAGATACCCTACATATCTTATGTAAGTTATCTTCGAGCCAACTACGAATATTTATTCCGAGAATGGAAACGCGAGGGAAGTTTAACCCTATCCCAATTCGAAATCAGCTAAGCATATATCCCATGATATAGCTTGGGGAGGGAGATTTCAGGTGGTATGAGAATACCTTAGATTAACTGTTAGTCGAACTCCCCTTTTATTCACCTCCTAAAACTGCGGAATTGGGAGCAAAGGACAACTAACCGAAAGGGGTTGTCCTTTATTTTTTGGCTTAATGCCCTTTTTAAAAAAACATTCCCCCAATTATATATTAACATATTGACAACAAAATGCAACTCTTTTCTCAAAAAATTTTCAAAATATGTTATAATTACAAGACCATGAGTAAGGTTGAGAAAATAAGAATTTTTATGGAGTTTATTCGCACAATAATTCCTTTAGCTGTTCTTGTTTTACAGGTCATAATCTTTTTAAAATTAATTTAAAAAAACCCTTGACAATCCCCCTTAAATCCTTATAATGGTATATAACTTTTGAGGGAATACACGAAAGGAAAGACTAACCAGATAGACTAGAGAAAGCAACGGAAACATTAGAAACAGAAACCACCACCTAAGAAACTGACTAGCCCCTAACTTGACCACCTCCAACGGCAACTATGATCTCGATTGGGGTTGCCGAAAGAGATAGAGGAAACAATCAAAAGCTAGGGAAGGCGAGGAAATTGAGCGAACGCAAGATTTCCAAACCCTCCCGATTTTTTTCACCAATTTTTTTGGAGGATCACCCCTGCGCGACTGTTTTGTCAGATCGCGCGCTAGCGCGCCAAAGTGCCAAAGTGCAATTATTTATAAAATCGCGTATGCGCCAAAGTGCTAAACTGCAATATTTACCAGGTCTACGCGGAAAGCGCTAGCCGGGTGTTAGACTACTTACGAGTCTATTATATCACACCCGACCGGGTTTGTCAAGGGATTTACTCAAATTATTTTTAATTTATTTTGTCGCTTTTTCTTTACATTTTGAATTCGCACTGTATAATAATACACATGAAAAACGAAAACAAAAGACCAACAAAAAAGGCTCTTGTTAAGCAACTTGAAGAAAGAGGCGTCAAAAAAGAAATCGTAGCTTCTCTTCAAAGAGCAAACATCGACACTCTACAATGGGTGCTTAGCAAAATCTCCTAAATATGTTTGAAGTGTAAGCGACTTTATTACTCAACGCTAGAGGCAACGGGTTTGGCACCCCGTTAAATCGCGCCGATTATACCACATCTCACAATCCCCGTCAATACATACGCGAAAGAAAACTGAACCATTTGCAAAGCAAGGTCTACTTGCGCGGGTGCATTCTTACGGTCGGTAATCCCGCACAGCACCGAAGTGCCAAACAGAAATTTTTTTGCAGTAAGCCGCCCGCGAACCCGCGCAAGTGCGTGCTAGATATATAGTCTATAATAAGGTTATTGATAGTATAACAGACTTTGTCGGGGTTGTCAACAGTTTTGCGGAGATTTTTTGGGATAATTTGGGCAACCCCGAGCAGGGTTCGTGCGCGGCCCCCGAGAATTCGTGGCGTTAAAAAACCTATTTTTCTTTACGCGAGCAATTGACTTTTAAAAAACGCCCTGTATAATATACAGTATGAATTTGAAGAAATTGAGAGAAAAAATTCACGCTAGAGTATGGAAGTTTCAGCATGGCACAAAAATTGGCAGATGGTGGAACAAACTAAACGCAGAGGAAAAATTTATGTTTTGGCTCGTTGGCATACAAGTTAGTATAATGAGCTTAATATTTATCCTCGATAGCTTAAAATAATTCTTGACAAGACCTCAAACGCGTAGTATAATATACATATGAAATGGAAATTACTTAACATATTTTACAAAGCAAAAGGAGAAAAAATGGCACAAGTAAAAAATTATTCAGAAAAAGATGTAGCGTTCATGACTGAGCAATACACAAAAAATCCAACAAGAGATACAGTTGAGATGTTGGCAGAAAAGTTAGGCAAAAATACAAGAAGTATCATTGCTAAACTTTCAAGAGAGGGCGTCTATGTAGCACAGCCAAGAGTAACTAAAGCAGGTGAGCCTGTTGTTCTAAAAGGAGAACTTGTTGCTCGAATTGAGAAAGCACTTGGAATATCAGTTCCTAGCATTGTCAAAGCTACAAAAATGGATTTGCAAACACTTGCAGACCACTTAGAAGCACAGTAGTGTTTCGACTCGCCAAGGGGGGTTGCAGAAAATAATTCAAAAATTTTCTTGACAAACCCCCAAAAGCCGAGTATAATATACTTATAAAAATTAAAAAAGAACACGAAAAGAAACAACGGCACATCACAGATGTTGCCGACCCCAGAGGAGAAAGTGCATACCTCGTTAAAAGAACGGCACTGCCAGTTTTGATGCTATTAGTTGTGTAGATATTTGTCTTGGCAAAGAACAAAAGTGAGAACATACTCGGCAACCCATGTCGTAAATGGCTCGGTCTTACCTAGTGGTAATCCTACAATAAGTCGCTTGAAAGTAGTGCAGTAGTAGTAAATCTAGCGTAACCCCGAGTTGAGGGCGAGCAGCGCTCGTAAAACCTTGAGGATTTTCTTACGCAATCACAAGTAAAACAGATAGTTGTAAGCGCGATTGAACGGGTGGATACAGCGAAAATATCAGACGAAAGTATATGAGAACAAACCAATTTGATGGTAGCAACAATACGAGTAGCACTGCAATATAAAGACAGACCTAGTATGGCAACGATGCTAAAAGCAGTTGCAGTTATTCCAAGCATATCTTGAACTCGCTTGGGAGTTTGTGGGAGTTCTCGACCAAACCCACTTTCACCCTCAACAATTTCGAGCGTTGAGGCAGGGCGAAGGAGTTTACAGAGCCATCACGCGAGATTAGAGGAAGCATTGCTTATAATCTAATTGTAGACCCAGTGGCGTATAGAGAACTCCACCGCTAACTGCGAGGAACCCACCTCATGCAGTAGTAGAACTACCATAAGAACGGCTACTACACTTGGCGGAGAGTAGGGAAGTGGGGCAGTTAGCACTATTAACCAATAAAGGAGAAAGCCGAAAGATTGGCTTAGGTGTTGCGTAGACTTCGTCAAGGCATATAAATCCTTCCCAAAGTAGGCTAGTGAGCAGTCGTGGAACTCACTAAAATAAAAGCTACGCAGTTTTTCGTAAACATAAGAACTAAGCAACCTAATTGCTACTAATGTTCGCCACCTTGGAAGTATTGGCGAAGTAATAAAGGAATATAAACGGCTATATTAGAGAGTGAAATTGCCGAGGCAAGAATAGGATTAGGGGGTATTGTGCAACCATGTGAAAGTCATAGTGTGCAATCAAGTAGTGGCACTTCTTTGATAGAAGCCCTTCGCTCAGGTCGACTACGCGAAGTATTAAGTGAGGCAGATTTCATATCTGCCTTTCTTTTTGTCCCGAGCAAGTGGACATCAAAATTCTGAAGCTAACTTAAAATAGTTCTTGACAATATCCCCAAAATCACTTATAATATATACATAAAAAAATAAAAGGAGAATTTTAAATGGCAAAGATTGACAATACATATTTAGCTATCATGCAGTTAGATAGCAACGAATTGGAAAAGCGTAGGCATGAATTAACGCCTGAGGGAAAACTTATCCGTAAAGAAATTACTCGCAGAAATAAAATCAACTATTGGAAAGGGCCATTCGCCGAACACAAAGGTGGTAGAGATGGCGTTATGCAAACTCCAAGTGTTGTTGGCACAGTGCGAACATACATCAAGGGGAGTAAGTAATGACAGCGAATTTAACACAAGCAGAGTTCAAAACATTTGAACGCAAAGTAGCAAACATACTTGCAAACACAGGCGAGAAGCTAGACTATACAGTAGTAGGTAGAAACAAGCGTAAAGTAAAAGTTACGCTAAACAAAGAGTATGATATGGATTGGCTCGATGCCAACTCCAAAGGAGTAGTGCGATAATGAAATTTTGGGGAATAACAAAACTATGCAAAGGCGACCAAAGTGGTAAAACTTTTAAGCCAGGCATTGATGTAAAAGTATATAAAGAAGAAGAACAGCAAGACGGCGATGACGGCTTGCTGTTTTTTCACACCCACAGTTTGTGGGAAGCCATGAGTAAATTAGAAAAATTTTACGAGTGCAAAATCTATGGTGTGCTAGACTTACAAGAAATAGAAGAACACCTAAAGCTATACGAAGAAGATGATGAATATAGTCATGTTTCTAAGCAAGTAATGTTAGACGCAATAGACTATGCGTATAACAAAGTAGATAGTGCGGCAGATTATGAAATCTACCTAGATAGAATAAGGGATTATATAGATGGCTTACAAAATTAATTGGGATAAAATGTGGAAGCCTTTCAAGTATTATCCCAAGCACTTTAAAACAAGAAAAGAGGAATTTATGCATCGCTTATCCACTGGAGCGACTACAACTGCACATTTAAAACAGTTGATAGTTAAATTCCCTAACCATAAGTGGAAAAAAGAAATGTTAGAAGAATTAGAAAGGAGAAAAAATGCCAGCAAAATGGAAAAAAAGTCATAAGGAATATAAAAGGGGTGTGCCATCAGCTAATCAAAAGATGATACACTATTATTTGCACACAACACCTAAACAGGAGTTGATAGACTACCTTAATAATCCTAATGGCAAACCAAAACAGAAACAAAAAGCTAGATTAGAGCTAGAACGCAGAGGAGTAAAGATAGTATGGACTATACCACAATCTTAGTAGTAGCTATGTTCTTGCTCTATATGTATTTCAACAATAATGATGATGGGGGCTACCAATAATGAAACAATGGTTAGACGCAATATGGGGCGACTTCGATAAAGACGACCCTGCCGAATGGATATTACTTAGCTTCGGCTGGATAGTATTAATTCTATTGTTATTAGTAGGAAATCTATAATGGGCAAAGTAATCAAGTTCCCAAACACTCGCGAAAGAGCTGGAACAAAGTATAGACAAGAAGAAATAGCAAGATTAACAGACCTGTTAAGACTATGTGATGAAGATATGACCACAATTTTGGAACAAATAGACCAATTACAGAATGATTTAGCAGGGCTAACTGAAGAATACGAAGTATTATTAGGAAGATTAAACAAATTAATAGAGGTAGACAGTAATGATAAATGATTATGCAAAGTTTGTAGACACAACCACTAGCAAAGCTAGTAGAGAAACTATGACACTCATGACTAGGCTAGATAAACTTAGAGGTAATTCATGGGTAAAAGGCGATGAAAGTGGTGAAGATATGCAAGTAGCAAGATTACTTACTGCTGTTATTGGAATGATGGCAGAAAGTGGAGAGTTTGCAGAAGTAGTAAAGAAAAAAGTATTTCAAGCAGACAGTAAGTTCTCAGATGATGAGATTTTTCACATGAAAAGAGAGCTAGGAGATGTATTATGGTATTGGTGCCAAGGGTGTATCGCACTTGGATTTACGCCAGAACAGGTAATACAAGAGAATATTAACAAGTTAGAGAAGCGATATCCTAATGGCTTTGAAGTTATTAGGTCTGAAGTGCGAGAGCAAGGAGATATATAATGGAATGGTTTTTAGATATAGTATGGTTTCTATATATGTTTACAGTTCATGTATTAGCAGCGCTAGGTGGCGGTGTTTTATACTTAATTAGGGAGGTATCGCTATAATGGCAAATCATGTGTATTTTAATATAGATTTAAGTTTAGACGCAGGACAGACAGCATTAGTAGAAAAACTAGCTGAGTCTTGTAAAACAGAAAATGGAGAAATGAAGTGGCTATCATATGAAGTGGAAACTTTACCTATATACCCTGTGCCTTATGATGAAAAGGACTGGTATAGCTGGGGTTGTGAACAGATGGGAGCCAAGTGGATAAGTGTAGAAGATTGGCACGAGTATGGAATTAGTGGCCATTCTGCATGGAGTCCTCCAATACCTTTCCTCACTAACCTAATCCAATACATCTACAATGAAGTAGGTGGGCAACCTAGTGCAAGAATGACTTATGAAGATGAGTTTAGAAACTTTGTTGGAGTATGTGAAGTATTCATGGCAGGTGATGATGTTGATTGGGATTTCCAAGAAGCTGAGGGAAGTGAGTTTATAGAATGTATGGAAGAATGGAGTGGCTGGAATACTAATGATGAACACTTTGAATGGTGGGAAGAAAAATTAGTCCAAGGCGGCGGTCATTATGAACCACAAGAAGTGCTAGACGAGATGGTGTATGGCTTCTTTGAGGATTGTGTAGTAAAGGTGCGACATGACTAAAAAGAAAATGAAACATATCGAGAAACAGCTTAGTAGTATGAAACACTCAATGGAGGTAGTAAGAACAATAGTGCCTATATTAGTGTTAATTCTACAAGTGCTAATATTAGGGAGAGTGTTATGACAGAATACAGCGAAGAAGTTATAAGACAATCTAAATTATTGTTAGCAGAAGAATGGGCGAGGGGTGTGAATAATATTCATATCCATCAGCTAAAGTCTATGTGGTATGAAACTAGACCACAAGACACGGATGAAGGTAGCGTTATTGATACTACATATAATGATGGCGTGATAGAAAGAAAACTACCTTCAGGAGAAATAGTATATTTAACCGAGCAGAAGCTAGAAGGCGATGCTCTTATAGATAAATGGGAGAGATTTGGACAATGAGTGCAACTAAATGGATAAAACTGCATATTGAAATGGACTTTGAAGAACATATGGACAATGGGCTAACAGAACAAGAAGCTGTTGGAAAGATTTGTAGAGATTGGGATATGTCGCATGAAGAAGTTAGAAATATAATTAATGCTATCAAACATGAGTTGCAGGACATTGACAGAACTGGCGATTTAGGAGAAATAATATGAGTATAAATTATACCCAAGAACAAGTAGACCTAATGAAAGAGAAGTATACTAGCAATCCAAGTAGAGAAACAGTTGAAGAACTGGCAGAAACTTTGGATAAGAGTATAAAATCTATAATTGGGAAACTAAGTAGAGAAGGAGTTTACAAGAAAACAGTCTATAAAACCAAGACTGGCGAAGACCCTGAAACTAAAAAAGAAATTGTGCAAGAGATTGCAGAAAAATTGGAACTTGATTATGGACTTGTAGCGGGGTTAGAGAAATCCCCTAAGTCTGCATTGAAGTTGCTAAGAAATGCATTGGTGTTAGAATGAGTGCATGGACAAATAGAGTAGTAGAATTACTAGAAAACACATCAAATACTCGGCGAGTCATAGAAAAGCGTGGTAAGTGGTTTTATGTCGAAAAAGAACCTCGGCTACACCCAGAACACGGAATGATTATCACATTATATGATGAAGATGGCTACCGATTTTCAACAAGCGTAAAGAACATACGCTTTCCTCAACCTACAGACTGAGCGGGGTTACTAAGACTCCGCAGGTCTGCTATAGTCAATAGAAATCTAGGGAAAATTTGCATATATGCCGTTATAATTTGGTATAAGTTGTAAAGTCAAATAGTTAAAAATATACGAACGAATTGGGCGCAATTGTAGTAAATTGGTTTTTAGTGTTGAAATTAATGAGCAATTCGTAGCGAATCTCTTGAATTGTCATTGGGTGAAAGATGGATTAGAAATACCATCATTATCTCTCGCTAAATCGTAACATTCACAAGGTAAGCTCTTATGCTTACGCAACGAGCTTTCTTTATATGTAAATATACGATAAGCGAGATTCGCGAGAAGTAAGATATTTATTAATTTTCTTAATTATCATATTTTATGATATTATTATACCACAATTTTACCAATAATGCAAGAACTGTTTTTCTGTGGGGTATGATTTTTGGGATAGGTGTAGGTCGATTAGATGATAAAATATTTTATTTTTTGGAAGTTAGTCGACAGAAAAAGTAATTATCTGCGTGTGTGTCTCGACCGATAGTTGTTCCACATATCAAGTTCACGCTGTCGTTCTCGTTGATTTCTTCGTTTCGCAGAATTCATTTTTCTTCTTCGCTTCCAGTTTGGTTTCTCGTAGAACTCCTTTTTACGCAAATCGTCTTTGATTCCAGCATTTTCGCATTTCTTTCTAAAGATACGGAGTGCTTTCTCAAAGGACATATTTTTCGTATTTATTCTTGGCAAGGTGGAACTCCTTGCGCTCTCGTGAGTCGGCAGAGTTCATTTGCTAGGTTGTTTTGATTGTCAACTGTGGCTTGAACGAATTTCTTCACCCATGCCATATCAAATGCAAAGTCAGCATTTGAAGTATTAATACCTAATTTTTGGCACTCAATAACAAGTGCTTTCATTATCGTTTCAGTTTGTTTTTGTGCTTTTTCCTTTCTTGGAAAGTGTATTACATTATTCATCTCTTTTCCTATTAAATGTCCACCCTCTTTTACGAAGATAGTTTACCTGCGATCTTATACTCTGTGGAGTTCGCTCTAATATTTCAGCAATCACTTCTATCTTAGCAACATTATAATGCTCTTTGAGATAGCGCTTTTCTTTGTCTGTCCAGTGTTTTGCCATTCTTTATATTATACTAAAAATTTAACCATAAGTCAAGAACTATTTTTAAGTTTCTCGATGAAAAAATATTGATAGTGTAAACCTATAACTAGAGGCTACAAAAGAAGCTGGTCGTATCGAATGTGGAAGTTCTCCACTAAAGATAACTGCTCTATTTGGTTTATATGATACTACTCTATCATCTTCGCCTTTCTTTCCGTAGAAAATTGTTTCGCCATAAAACTCCTCTTGCCAAGTAGGGTTCATGTAGTAGCACAACACTCTACTTTCCTTTCCATGATTATGGCGAAAGTTAATAGATGATGGCGTAACTAAATTAATAACTGCTCTGTTAGTAGTCCAACCATCAAGCTCTGGTGTAGTATCAAAATATTGCTGAAGAGGTTGTAGTTCTACTTCTGGAAATT